CAATCAACAGGCAGAAGAACTTACGAAAGCAGGGTTCGGAGCTACAATAGGCCCTGATGTTCCTGCTGCCATAGGTGCTGCTACTGATGAGGTTTCTCGTCGGGCAGGAATTGCTCGTCAGACAATTAGTAAAGACCTTAGTGAAGTGTTTGGACCAGACGCGGATAAGGGTATTCGTGATGCACTGACAAGCGGTGTACAGTCTCTTAAATACGCTACTGGCTTAGACTATCCGGTTGGTGAAGAAGGTGGTTTGGGTCCCGCAACTCCTACCGCTGGGGTAGGTAAAACAAGGGAACAGATACTGGCGGAAAGAGACTTGGATGCTCCAGTAGATATTGCTGGTTCACCTGTGACAGGAGCAGATCAGAAATTTACCCCTGACCTAAGAAGATATTCTGCTGTGGACGATGATTTAGAAGCGGGTATGGCGGGTGCTATCAAACTTAAAACAGCAGCGGAAGAGCTTGCCGAAAATCAAAACACTGCTGCCGCAGCAAACAAAGAGATTAACGCCTCTGATAATCCTAAACAAACAACCTTAAATATCAGAGATACTTTATCAAAACTTGATGCTAATCTTAACGCCTCTTTGACGGGCGGAAAAGCCACCAACAAAATTAATCCCAAGCAGGGAGAAAAGGACAGCACCTTTGCCGCTTTTGCAGGGAAACTAGCGCAAAGAGCTACGCCTGATGAAGTAGACCTTGAAGCCATAGACAAATTGGTGAAAGAAACTGTTGGCTTTGATCCTGACCAAGCAAAAGAAGACAGGAAGGGCGCGTTTTGGAACGCAGTAATTACGGCAGGTTTGTCAATAGCTGCGGGTGAAAGTCAGAATGCTTTGACAAATATCGCAAAGGGCCTTGGCTTTGCGTTTAATCAGTATGGCAAGCGTATAGGTGAGCTTACAGAGCAAGAAAGAGAAGACCAAAAAGAGGCACGTCGTCTTCGTTTTGATTTAATTCAAAGTGAGAAGCAAGCAAACATCGCTAAAGCTGCTGCTGATGACGCTTTCAATCAAAGACAGATTCAAAACATGATGGACTTTGAAAAAAGTAAAGATGAGAAAGCCTACAGAGAAGCGACATTAGCTAATCAAATAGCACAAATAAGAAGCACCTTTGAAATAAATGCCATAACATTACTTCAAAAACAAAACTATCAAGATCAAAGTTTAGAGATACAACGAGACACATTAAACGAAACTGTTAGAAAAAATATGTTGCCTGATAGCGAAACGGGTAAACTGTTACTAGATACAGGAATGGCTACAGTTAATGACGACGGTGTTCTTGTTTTAAATGAGAAAGGCCAGGAGGCTTTACCTGAAGGTTTTCTTGTTAACTTCGTTCAAGACTTTGCTAAAAAAGAAACCGCTCTTTCTACCTCAACAGGTAAAGTTGCTGTTCCAATACAACAAGCAGCGGCTTTAACTAGAGTTTTGCAGAACAGGCCACTGCCAGGAGATAGAGAATTGGCAATGTCAAGTGAGGCATATAAAACAGCGGCTAAAGATCAGTACGGAGCGTCACCAGAAGATATATTTGACTTTTTAGGAAGGCAACAAATACAGCAGACACAAGACGCAGCAGTAGATGACGGGTTCGGAGAAGTAAACATAACCGACGCTACAAGCTAGGGGGAGCCATGCCAACCTATAGTATTCAAGGTCCTGATGGTAAAACCTACAGCATCGAGGGACCGGAAGGTGCTACACGAGAGCAGATCATTGAGGCTGTAAAAAAACGTGTAGACTTTTCCGCAGTTCAAGAGCCTGCGCAAACGGCCTCTCCAGAAGTACAGCCTGCCCCTGACCCAGATCCTGAGTATGAAGGTGTGGCGCAAGAGTTCTTTGAGGGCGTTGGTTCTGGTCTGATCGGCATACCACAGGGAATCTTGGAACTCGGTGCTTCGGTCGTAGACCTTGCGGCTGACACCGACTATGCATCTTCTGTTACTGACGCTGCCAACAAGCTGCGCGATGCCGCAGGCATTGACCCTGTTGGTCTGGTTGGCAAAGGCACAGAAGTAATTACTCAATTTGTTATACCCGGTCTTGGTGCAGCCAGCGCGGTAAGCAAAGTCAGTAAGTTCAGTAAAGCTGGTAGACTTCGCAAGGCAATCAAAGATGGTCAGATAGTCTCCAAACAAACACCTACAACCATTCGACCTGCTGCAAAGTCTAGCCCTACAAGAGACTTGACACAGGGTGAGAAACTAGCTTTGGGGGCACAACAGGTTGCTGCCGCAGGTCTTGCAGATGCGGTGGTTGCAACAGATGGTATTACAACAATTGGTGATTTCTTTGAAGGTGGCCCTACACAAACAAACCAAGAGATTGGTCTTTCAGGTAGAGAAGAAGCCCTGCGCAGACTAGGCAATAAACTTAAAGTAGGATTTGAAACTGGTACAATTACTGCCGTTGCCCCCGTAGCTATAGCCGGGACTGTTGCAACAACAGGAAAAGTGTTAACTGAGACACCTATTCTAAGAGAAGCGGTCAGAGGAACGGCTACCGGAGTCAGGTCTGCTGGAAGAAAAGTTTCTGAAGGTCTGCAAAACATTGAAGCCAGACGTGCGTTAGGGCAACAACAAAACATTGTTGCTGACAAGTTGGCTGATATAGCTTCCGTGTTCCGCTATCGTGGGTTTATGCCAGAAGAAGTCGCAGAGGCACGACTGCTTGTTACAGGACAGACTGATGCAATCATCAAGACTGCCAAGAACATTCTTGGTTCTATGGATAAAGAAATAAACAAAGTTTTGAAGGAAGCAGATAAGGTTTCAAATGGTGCAAGTCCTTTAACCAAACAAAGTATGTTTAACAACATCGAAGAGTTTATGACTGCTCCGACACAACAGATGCGGGATCGTGCTATTGCAGAGCTTCCAGATAATGTTGCTGAACAGGCCAAGAACATGCGCGGCCTTATCCAGTCTTTGAATAAGAATGTTTTAGAAAGTGATTTCTTAAAAAGAATGGATGACATAAATCCAAAAGAATCTGCTCGACTAAGAGGTGAGATAAACAAAAACATAAACACTTATCTCCGCAGGCGTTATCAATCTTTTGAAGTGAAAAACTACACTCCTACGAACGAAGCGTTTGAAAAAGGTGTTGTTGGTTTTCAACAAAGTCCAGCAGCAACTCTTGAAGAACTATCAAAGATTATTAACAAAAGCAACGTTCCCGCTGAACGAGAGGACCTTTTGCGTCAGTTTGGTATGAGAGAAACCATGTCCCCTGAATTTGATGAGGGACTTATCTTTGAGTTTGTAGACCCCAACAATATTTCTAGAGCAGCAGCGGAAAGAGCGGCAAGGAACTTTTTAGGAAACAACACAAGAAAAGTGGGAAGCGGTAAACTTGGAAGTACTTCAAGAGTGGCAGACCACAGAATAAATGCAAAGCTGTTTGCAAGCAGAGCAAACATGCCGAAGTTTAAGCGTGAACTATTGGGTGAGATTACAGACCCAAAAGAAAGTTTTCTTGGAACCGTAGCTGACTTAGCAGAGTTTAAAGCTGTAGATGATTACTTCTCAAGGATTCGTCTTTTGGCTACGCAGAGAAAAGCTGATGGTTCATTAGCTAACCCAGGGATAGCTCAACTCTTCAGAGACACAACAGAAATGTCTCCAGCACAAAGAAAGGAGCTTACAGATTCTGGGTATAAAATATTAGACTCTGACACCACACCTCAAGGCACAAAACTAAAACTAGATGAGGGAGACTTTGGGTCTCTTCGTGGCTTTGCTGTGCCCGATAAAATAGCACAAGACCTAACAAGACTTGTTATCGGAGATCAAGGTGTTCTAGGTAATGCTATCAGGTCTACCTATTCAGGTTTTCTTAGAGTTAAAGGTGCTACACAATTTGGTAAGACGGTCTTGTCTCCGATCACTCAGCTTAGAAACGTAACCACAGCTTCACTATTTGCTCTTGCACAAGGCAATATAGGTAGAGGTGCAAATCTTGGCGAGTCAGTTCGACTGGTTTACGACAACTTGTTTACTGGCGTGGCACCGGAACAGGCAGCTCGAACTTTTTCTGAGCTACAAGAACTTGGAATTATTGGCACACAGGCACAGCTTCGAGAACTGCAAGACCTAATTCAAAAAGGTTTTGGTTATGGTGTGGAGGAAATCAACGGCATACCTGTTGGCAGAAAGTTTGGTAGTAAATTTACAGACAATCAGTTGGGAGCTTTTGTAGGAAACCTGGGTAAGAAAGCTGAGAATCTATACCAAGCAGGGGATGACATATGGAAGATATACAACTTTGATTTTGAACTAAACAAGTTGAAAAACGCATATCGTAAGGCAGGATTAACTGACGATGCAATCGTCGCTGACTTGGTAAAACGTCGTGGTATAACCGTTACTGGTGAAGAGACAGCCGAAAGACTTCTACGAGAAGAAGCTGCTCGTATTGTCCGCAATACAGTGCCAAACTACAACATGGCACCAGAGGCAATAAGAACATTACGTCGGGCACCTGTTGGTAACTTCATAGCTTTTCCGTATGAGATTCTTAGAACAGGGGCGAACACAATTGCTCGTGGTGTGGATGAGTTAGCAAGTGAGATACCAGAAATTAGACAGATTGGACTGCGTCGATTAACTGGTGCTATCACAACATTTGGTGCGTTACCCGCAGGAATGTCTGCGCTGGCATACGAACTGTCAGGTGTTAGTGAAGAAAAAATGAAAGCGTATCAGCGGTCACTGGGACCTCGTTGGGAAAAGAATGCAAGGCTCTTGCCCACAGGCATAGACAAAAAAACTGGCCTGCCCACATATATAAATTATAGCTATTCTAATCCATACGACATGTTAGAAAAAATAGCTATTGCTGCCATCAACGGGGCTGAAGAAGGACGGCTGCAAGGTAAGAGCGGCGCAGAAATTACTTTAAAGGCAGCAAATGACTCACTCGCTGAACTGTTTGCTCCATTCACCGAAGAGGCGATTATCACTGCAAAGATTCGTGACGTGCTTGATCCAGCCACAGATGTAATTGGTTTTCGTCAGGCAGGACAACTTACTGGCGGACGCGGGGGTCAGACACAAACAGGCGCAAGAGTGTATAATCCAGAAGATTCTGTGGGGGCTAAGTTTGGAAAAAGCTTTCTTCATGTATTAGATGGTTTGCTTCCGTCCGTCATACCTGTGGACGTTCGCTCTGGTGAACTCGAAGCTAGTCGCTTTGCCCGTGGTTTTGTAAATGGTCTTAACTTAGAAGAGACTCTTGGCATCTCATCTGTGGATAGAATGAAGAGAGAAAGAGAATTGTCTTCAGAATTAGCTCGTGCTTTTACGGGCATTACTGAAATGCCTATTGAACCAACTGGTTTAAAGTTCAGAGGTTTTGAGATTGCTGAAGCTAGAAGAAATGCAAACAACATATTTACAGCGGTTTCAAACAGAGCTAACGCAACACCACAAGATTTTATAAACGCGTATAGAGCGGCTAACGAGGCAAACTTTAAAATTCAACGAGAGCTTTTTAACATTGTTAATGATATGAAAACTCTTGGCATGAACAAAAGACAAATTGCTACTCAGTTAAGAGCAGCTAGAGTTTCGGGCAGGCAATTAAGTGCTACCTTGTCTGGAAAGTTTATTCCCGTGAGCGTGAGTAGAACAGTTCAGAAAAACATTTTTGACAACGATTTAAGAAGTGAGTTTCCTGTAAAAGAGATAGCAAAAATTAGAAAAGAATATGCTAACAAACCTCTGGCGGTGGAAACAAAAGAACCTCAACCTCAAGTATCAGTCGAGCCAGTACAACAACAACCAGTTGCAGCAACCGCAACTCCTCCGGCGGTAGCGCAAGCGGGGGCCGCTCCTGCCCAAACAACGGCGGCTCCCGCACCTACTTCACAATCACAGAGCAGTGGTGGTATACTTCCATTACTTTCCGGCGGCAATCCAATCGATGCGCTGAAGAACTTACAGATTTTCCAGAGGACACAACAATGAAATCAACAACCATAGATCAGCTACGTCAGGAGCTTGCCTCCGACGAGGGCTGCAAGTACGAAATATATTTGGACCACCTAAATTTACCAACTTTTGGAATTGGTCACCTCATTAAGAAAGACGACCCTGAGTACGGCAAACCTGTTGGTACAGTCATTGAACAGGAACGTGTGGACAACGTGTTTAAATTGGACATCGCTGTTACACTTGAGGACTGTCACCGCCTGTACCCAGACTGGAACGACCTACCAGAAGAATGTCAGCTTATCATTGCAAACATGATGTTCAACCTGGGGCATCCCCGCTTGTCAAAGTTTGTCGGAATGAAGGCAGGGGTAGACGCACGAGACTTCAATGAAGCAGCCGATCAGATGGTCGACTCGAAGTGGTATACGCAGGTGCCAAATCGCGCACGTCGTTTGGTATCACGCATGAGGGCACTGGCAGATGGAGAGTAAGGAACACTGCTCACCCCGCTGCCCACGGTGTCAGGGCAATCTCAAGACAGTTTATGTACACGGACACGAACAATGTGTTACATGTGGTCAGATAATCGATGACTGCTGTCAAGGAGAAGTAGCATGCGAACCAAAAACCCAGTCGCAAGAAGCCTGAAACTACGACGATTCAGGCTCAAAATAGTCAAGCCCCGCAAAGGTAAGGGGTCTTACACAAGGAAGGGCAAGTCCCTTCCTTTTTCTATGTGTTTGTTTTTACTAAATAAAAACATCGATTCTCAGGGCCTTCAGCAACGATAGCCGTGTCTAACTACCTTCAGGTCGCTCAGAATCGCAATCTAGGGGCTGAAAGTACAGATAAAACGCATCACAGTTAGGGCAGGACAGGTTTGATTCAATATATTCTCTGCCATCTGCATCTTCACTGTCATGATCACCGCCCCATATTAGGTCATGTCCACATGACCAGCACTTAGGTTTCTGATACATCTCTTTTACAGTTCCATCCTGTTACAACTAACGGTGCTTTGTGATCAAGCCACACCTTTATCGTGTTGGCTAACATCTCATCGATGCGTTCTTCACACTGTTCCATAGTTTTGTATGGACCCCTGTCATCAGTAAGCATAAAACAACCTACGTTTGTGTAGGCATGACAGGCTACTAAGATTGCTGTAAACATTTTCTACTCCACTTCTCCCCAGTTGTTTACGATTGCAGCGTCAACCTCAAAGGGTATGTTCAAGTTAGGAACGCAGGTTGTCATAATCTCGACTATCCGGTCCGCTTGTTCCTGACTCTCGATGTTGAAACAAAGTTCGTCATGCACCGTCAACATGGGAAGCAATCCCTCTGCGTAGCAATCAACCATCGCCTTCTTGGTCTGGTCGGCACTTGATCCTTGGATCAACCTGTTCAGTGCCTTGTATGTAAAGGCACGTTTAATGGCAGCTTTGCCGCCATATTCTTTCGCTGCCTTTTCTAAGGGCAGTGCTTTATTATAACCGTATGACTTAGGTTCCCACATGTCAAACCTACACTTGCGACCTAGCCACGTTCTTATGTGACCGTTGTTCTCAGCTTGCTTCATGGCAAGGTCAGCCATACCTTTCACGAACGGCACCTTGTCATGATACTGACTCAACAATTCTTTCGCCTCTTCCTGTGTAATGTCCATTACACCAGCCAGCTTGCCACGGCCCATGCCGTACATAATACCAAGGTTGACTGTCTTTGCCTGTTTACGACTGATACCAGCGATGTCCGCTACCATTTGATGAAAGTCAGCATCACCGTCTTGATACATCTGAACCACGTCATCAATCTGTGGGTGACGGTTCGCACCTTTTAGTGTAGAACAATAGTGGGCAAGCCAGCGTGGTTCCTGTGAGGCGTAGTCAAAAGAACCCCACTTACACCCCTCTTCTGGGATAAACAAACCACGGATCATCGCTTTGATTTCTGGGTCTCTTGCTGGGATTTGCTGGAGGTTCGGGTTGGACGAAGAAAATCGTCCTGTGACTGTGCCCCCTTCATCTGAACGAAGAGGATTAAAATCACAATGGATACGACCATTATGCGAATGCTCAAGAATAGTCTCGATAAAGGTAGTGTTTGCTTTGTTAAACTCACGAAGGCGTACAATCTTCTGCGCCAGTGGGTGCTCATGATTCGCAAGAAACTGTTTTGTAAAGGACGGAGCATCCGTATTTTTTGTCCTCTCGTAGGTCAGCCCGACAGCGTCGAACGCCTTTGCTATAGATGTGGCGACCCACGGTTCCACACTGACTTGGGTAAGATCCTTTATTTCAAGTAACAGTGCATCTTCTCTGCGCTTCAGTTCCTTTTGAACTTGTTCGGCTTTATCTGTGTCAACCCTTACGCCGCGTGTCTTCATGTCTAAAAGCACAGGCAGCAGGCTTGACTCAAGATCAAATATACCAGTGCACTCATCGTTGACAAGGTCACCGCGTAGCCTGTCCCAAAGACGTAATGTCACCGCCGCATCTTGTTCGGCATACCGCCCAACAAACGTGGAGTCCAACTTCCACATGCCGCCTTTCGGGTCAACGCCGTACATATCAGCCGCAGACTTCAGCATCTTTTCGTTCTTCCATTCGCCCAGATATTCACCGGACAAAGAGTTCAGATTATAGTATCGCCTGTTCTCGTTCAGAAGTGGCGCAGCTATCATCGTGTCAATGATTTTGCCCTGTACTTCTATGCCTGCCCAACGCAACCAACCAAGGTCGTACATACAGTTGTGCATAACCTTTTCTATGTGCGGTGTAGCCAATTGCTTCTTTAACCAGTTGACAACCTTCTTCTCTGGTAGGTTGCCGGACTCGTGGCGAACAGGAAAGTACCCAACAAAATCTCCAGCGGCAACGGCATACCCTATGACATACCCGTCGTCACGACACCAGCCTGGGCCTAGTGTGGTCAGATTCGGGTCTCTTGTTTCCAAGTCAATCGCTATTCTTTCACAGCCCGTCAGGTCTGGAAAGACAGACGGCGGTAACCAGCTTTCACTTTCTGGGTCAAACAGATCAACCTTCATCGTTTATAATCTCCCCGCCCAAAGCAGCGTATCCTATGATATCCACCCATGAATCATCTTTGCTGATATCCTCTGACAAACGTGCCAGCTTCAGGCCCACCATACAGGCCACCACTTCTTCAGGCGTGATGTCTTCGTCTAGTTTGTTTGCCAGAATGATAGACCATATCTCTGCAATACGCATGTGGTTCAGCTTGGCAGGTCCATACTCCTTGGCCCTTGGACCGTTGATTAAACCTTCGGCTGTGTCGAGAAAAAATTTTCTATCTTTCATAGTGCAAATCCATATTGTGATTGTGACTCGATGATATGCAGAGCTTTCTTGGCACGAGTCATACCAACGTAGAACGTACGAATCTCGCCGTCCTGATCTTCGCTTTCAGCGCAGGCCCTAGATGAATCTAAAAGAAGGGCGACGTTATCCGCCTCGCCACCCTTTGCTTTGTGTATTGTTGATATCTTGATCCTCGGCTTGTCCGTCAGGATCTTCTCCCCCCTCTGTCGGGCAGAGGTAATGTATATTCTCTCCCGCTCTGCCACTTTCAATACTTCGTACCAAGGCTTCTCTTTCAAGTCGCTGATAGAGAAGTTCTCTTTTACGTCGTCGAGAAGGTAGGGAATTTCGTTGTCGAGGGTGGCTAGTTTCTTCCTTCCAGATCTGACCACGATATCCGATTTTAATAACGTGGATAATATTTTCAGTTCCGTCGCTGTAGCTGTTAAACCTTTGCATAATTTAAGCCATACCTCTATTCCAGTTAGTACATTGGGTGAGATGGACCAACCAGAACCCTCGCGCCAGAACAGGTAACCCTGCTCCTTGAGGTCTGCTGCAATCTTGTTTGCGATGTAATTTGTTCGAGCAAGGATCAGCCACTCGCCGCTGTTTAGATTGAGGTCCATGATGTCGTGATGCCAGACAACTTGCCCAGCCTCATTTACAGGGGACCACACTTTTGGCTGTCGCACAACCACTCGATTTACTAGAGAATCCGCAATGTTATAGATGTTTCGCGGAAGACGATATGACTTATCTAACACCGTCTTATGATCAGATGCATTAAGAAAATCTCGCACGTCTACACCCATCCAAGAATAGATGCACTGGTCATCATCACCTGCAAAATAGATGCGCTTTGCTCGTGGCTTCAACACCTCATGAACCATGCGCCACTGTAACGGGGCCAAGTCTTGTGCCTCATCGACTATCAGGACCTCCAACCTCGGTCCTTCGCCCTGTGCTATAAAGCGTTCAATCATGTCTACAAAGTCAAGCTTACCTGTGTCGCGCTTATAATCATGGAGAACCTGCTCTGCAACTTTCACTTGCTGATAGTGTAAATGCCTGTTGTTAGTGTCACTGAACTGTTGTTCGAGGCTGACCCCACGCACCCTAGCTAACTGGATCATGGACAGATAAGCATCCCCACCCTTGCCCGGAGAAAAGAGTTGCCCATCTGCCATGCTTAGAGAAGAGTTGGAGGAAAACTCTAAGCCCAGTATGTTGCCAAGTTGTGTGAAGTCAGCCCCTCTAAGTACCTGCCTAGTGCCGATACCCAGAAACTGAAAGGCCATTGAATGTAGTGTACGAAACCAAACCATCTGATTAGGGTTCATACTCAAAGCAGATGCCGCACGAGTCCGCGCCTCCTCTGCTGCCTTACGGCTGAAGGACACGAACGCTATGTCCTCCGGCCTTGTACCATCTTCAAGTTCCTGCTTGACGATAGATATAAGCTTGGTTGTTTTGCCTGTGCCTGGTGGCCCAAAGATTGTGGTCTGCATTAGAACGGCACCTCACTGTCAAGCTGGATGCTTGGCACTTGGACCTCGGTGTTAAACATCGGGACCCACCAGACTCTCATTTGTTTTGAGTCACCCTTTGTTGTGTTAAACCTTTTATGACCATTGGCTGTGCCGTTATCGTTTAATTCTTTCAGTCGCTCCTGAATCTGACCACGGCTGTAACTGTCAAACTTCTGATTGCGTAGGTATTTAAGCAGTGCCTCTAGCTTAAAGTATGTAACCCCCTCTTCTTCGTCCGTGAAGGGCTTGCCAAGTGCGATCTCTTCAGCGGATTGGGCTTGTACCCGACCGTCACAAAAGCCCTCTAACAGGTCCATGAACTGGCCTTTATAGGTAAGTTCTTCTGGTACATCTATCTCACTCATGCCGTCCATCAACATGGACACAACCTCTTGCCAGTCAGCCATCTTCATCATCGGAGGCATGACATGAATCTGTTCCATGCAGGCTTTCTGGAAACGCTGTGGTGTTTGCAGGTCATCGGTTGTCAGTTCGACACGACGACCACCTACATCACAGAACCAGACAGGCGGTTCGGACTTAACCACACACAGACCAGTGATCTCCACATGCTGAACGTGGCTACCTATTCCACATGTCTTCGTTTTGCAGAGGCTTTTGTTGCAGAACGACTTGAGGGGTTCTTGATCACAGGGGAAACCATATTCCTTCTTCTCGTGTTGAGACTGAATAGTGACGATTTCAGAAGCTGGTAAAGGGGGCGCACAGTATTTGACATTAATTTCTTCAAGACGTTCTCTCCACTTCTCAGGTTGTTCTTTCTTGGCACCGACAGCGGCAGCGAACATAACTGTGTTGCGCGTACCTTCTGGTATGCCCTGACTAAACATATGCGACAGGCACGGTGCCCACTGTTCAAACTCGTTGACAGGTTTACCAAGCTGTAGCTTTTCAAAATCTTTGGGGTTGGTTCTTCTGGCTTCTACTATACCCAGAAATTCGGTAAGGTCCGCTTCGTCTCCGTCTTCTTTGACAGCGTAACGCATCGTCTGTTCCGCATCAAAGTACGGAAGGTTAATGAAGTTTCCAACATCGCCACGCTCGACAAGAATCTCTTCTTGCTTCGGGAATATTTCGCAGCCACCGTATCCAAGGTAGGCAGCAATCTCTGTGGCTTTGTCACGGAAAACACCTGCACTAAAAAATTCTGTAAAGAAGAAAAAGATGTGGGCACCACCTGACTTCGAGCGGCAGACCACACATGGAATATCGTTGTCACGCAGCTTCTTGTCAAGTGCAACAAGATCCAGTGGATACTGGTCAATGTCCAGCGCACCGAACTTACATTGATTGTTTTCGTTGATAGGTATAGAACCCACGCCATGCTTACCCTCAAGGTGTGCGACGATAAGTTCCAGTGTCAGTGGCTTCCGAACAATGAATGACTTCGCCTTTTGTTTTCCAGCGCGTCTTTCATCTGATATTTGTGTCTGTCCATGTGCGGCAGTAAAGCCTTCAAACGCCGCCATGAACCGTTCAGCTTGGTTCATAAGTTGCTCCGGGCAAGAGAGGAAGGGGGCAAGGTGTCATCGGCCCTGCCCCCAACTGGTTAAAACGGTACGTCTGTGTCGTCAGTTGTGACCGTGTCGGTCTGACTGTCTTCACCTGTACTCATCTTAATCTCACCCGCTCTGTAAGAGAGATACAATTGCTTTGCCTCTTGCAACGCAGGCATAGGCACGGACTCCATCTCTAGCTGCTGAACTTGGTAGCCGAACCACGAACCTTTGTCGTTGGACTCTTGAATCGAGGTCAGCTTCCACGGCACTGCCCACATAGGTGGGTTGAACAGGCCCTTGGTTGGGTGCATGATCTTTAGACCAGCGCGACGGGTATTCCACTGCTTTGCAATCTTCATCTGTGTCTTCTTCATGTCACAAATCATTTGCGCGGTCATGCCGTCAGCATTGTACGCAAGCACAAGGAACTGTGCAGAGCGAACAAGTTCGTTGCCGTTCGGCAGCATTTCATTTGAACCGACACGGTTGGTCTGGCGAATGTCTGGGTTGTTGGCATCCAACTCACCCATAAATCCACCACCGTTCTCACGCAACTGAAACTCCAGAAACTTCGTGGTGTACGCGCACATCAATACGTTCACACCTTCGTCAGCTTCCCAGAACTCACCAGTTACGGTGTTGAAGATATCACCAGCGGATGCGCCTTTGATAAACTTCGGGTCAGTCTTTATTAACTGTGGTGACAGAGGCTGGAGAATCCGCAAGAACGGAATCTGCATATCATCTGCACTAATGGTTTCCATGCCCTGCCCTGCCGCTTCGTACAGATCGTCCATGATATTAGCAACTGCTGTGCTTTCTTTTTTTACTACTGCTGCTTCAGCCATCTTTAGCTCCTTGATATTTTAGCTTCAGTTCCAACAAATACACCGAACGTGTCGAAGTCTATTTCGCCACCACTCTCGATGCGGTTTTTTACCCACGCCTTTAGCGTCTGCGGATGAACGTGAGTTTTTTGTGCGGGTTCCAGACCTTTAGTGCGGAGGTCATCGACGACAGCCCCAGCCATATTGTCTTCGCCAGACTTGAACGAAACAGTTACATCATTCTTGATAATGTCTCCTTCGCCAATAGAACGTAGCCATGTAAACGCTTCGTCCTTCTTGTCGTCGGCGATACGCGCATGAACAAACTGCCGTAAAGCAACCTTGTTGCCATCGACCGTAACAGAGTCCATGCCCATCTCCTGCATCAGGTTCGGGATGTCTTCTTCATTCACTTTGCGTTTGTGGAATTTAAGGTCTTTCAGATATTGCTCTGCTTCTGCAATCTTCTGATCCACCTCCATTGATTGACGGATGAGATTGGACAGGGTACTGCCCTTCTCTCCGTCTACTTTGTCAAACTTAGAGGCATTGACTTCCTCATCAAATAGCGAAAACACATCGCTCATCGTACAATCTCCTGTACTTCCTACGTTTAAGTTTTACCCCTTCGGGTGTGACGGAGAGTATAAACCCACTCCCCAGAGGTATGTCAAGTTGTTAATACACGTCTGGCAAGACATCGTTTTTATTGAACTGCATGTCTTTCTTCATGCTGGCTTTGCCTAGCTTGTAGTTGTTCCAAGTACGAATTAAAAGTATGTTGTACATAAACATCGTGAGCGGCACAGTCTTGTCCATTTTCAGTCGAATAATTGTTTCCAACAGTAATCTGATTGGTGAACGAGGCCCTTTGCCAAAGCCTTGTGACAAATCTTCCATAAACTTTTTAGCCAAGTCTAAGTCACCCTTCCTTGCGGCTGTGTAAAACAGAGATGTTAAAGAAGAAACAGGATAGCTTGTCGTTTGATTCGCTTTCTTTGAAAACTTAATGGCAAGTTCCAAAAGATCCGTGTCCATTTTATTATACATGGTGCGAAGATCATCGTTGTTCAAAGCAATGCCTCTGGCTTCTGGTAAGCCTCGACTCCACGCATACAGCATCCGAACTGCAAAGCCTGTCTCACGAGGGTACTTGATACCCATAATCGTGAATACATCTGCCGCTGAACGATTCTTGCCAATGTCAAAATGCACAAAGCTTGAAGGATCTACACCAAACACAGCGTGACTGGTGAACGGCACTCCTGCACGAACACAACCCGCCAGTCTGTTCTGACCATCTAGAAGATAGCCATGATTTCCAAACACGATGGGCTGACCAGTTAAAGACCAGTTGTTGTTTGCCATGTCACGAGAGTAAAGTTTTATCGAACGTACCTTTTGTGTTCGATTACCCACATTCAAGTTCTCAAGAATATACATTGCCAGTTCTGGCGATATCTGTACGACTCTTGAATTTTGAGGTGGTTTTTTTATCAACGATTGCAGAACAGATACCTGTTCATCAGTCTCCATGTCTGCACTGAGTTGACGTTGTTTTGATATAAGAGATGCAATCTGTTGCATTCTTCGATCCTCCTTGCCCCTTGTCCGTTTGTCGGGGCCATAGTGCCTTGCTCAAGGGCCATTAAGTTTAACCATAGTGAGCAGCTATAATATCTAGGCAGCTTTTTCCTGAGACGTTGCTGTCTTGACAATGTGAGCCAGTTCACCACTGACGCTCCTGTCGTTCTTCTCTGCTCGTGTCTTCAGAATTTTGTAAACGTCAATGTTCACTGCTACTGATTTCCACTTCGTGGTGTCCATGTTTGTTACCTCATACTTTCTATGTTACCGTGTTAGTGTATCTCATATTTGATCGGGGGGTCAAGGGAAAAATGAGACCAGCACATCAGGTTCGTGATGGTAAAAGATCTGAACTCATCGCCGCCTCTTGGTTGATGTCCCAAAACTGCTATGTATACACTCCCTTCATTGAACAAGGTCCGATAGACCTCATCGCTCTCACCCCGAAAGGTGAACTCTTGTTGTTTGACGTGAAGACTGTGGGCCGTAGAAAGAACGGCTCAATAATCTCTCGCCTGTTGTCGGACATCCAAAAGAAACTGGGTGTCCGTCTTTTGTATGTGGACCTCGAAACTGGGTCCTGTGCGTTGTATCCGTACCAGCTATCTCGCTCACCAGATAACAACTCTGTAAAGTATGCCGCGCAACAGGCATCTAATCGTCACCACGGCGGGGGTCAAGTTCCAACCATTGACGGGCTTCTTCACCCAACGTCTTCGCTGATAGATCAATCTTGTTCCGAAGAGACTTTACAATGTGAACATCAACCGTGCCCTTTGTCATCAGGTCTACATACGTCACTGGATGATGCTGACCAATCCGATGCGCCCGATCCTCAGACTGAACCCGTGTCTCAAGATTAAAGTCATTGGCATAGTAGATCACATTTGTTGCAGCCGTCAGCGTCAGGCCATAGCCTGCTGTCTGTGGGTTGGCAACGAAGAACCTTGCATCTCCGAACTGAAACTGCTTGATGGCTTCTTGTCTGTCAGCATCAGACGTATCACCGAAGTAATTGACCGTAGATCCTGGGCCGTACTTTGACTCCAACACGACTGCTATCTTTCGTATGTCGTATCGGAACCGAGACCAGATGATAACCTTACCCGACATCTCCTCAACTGTGTCGAGCAGGGCATCAATGCGCTTGGTCGGGAACTCTACCAGTTCGCCATCGTCTGTCATCAGATGACCACACAGCACCTGCTGTAACCGTAGTAGTTGTGTCATGACTGCTGGCGCAGAGACTAGTTGTCCATCATCAAGCAAAGCAATAGCCGCTGTCTTGATGGAGTGATAGTACTGTATCTGTTCTTTTGTGCAGTAAACTTCACGGGTGGTGTAAATCTTATCTGGCAAGTCAAGTGCTTCATCCTTGGTCACACGATAAGAAAAACCTGCCAGCTTATCCGACAATTCTTCTAGCATACGGTAGCCCACAATCTGCTGAAAGCTGTGCGAACCCATGCGCTGAGTCCGTGTGATAGCGTACCTACCTTGGAAGGCATAGTAACTATCGAAGCCGAGCAGTCTTTTGTCCATGAATCCGCATTGTGCGTAGAGATCCATAGGCGATTTAGTAACGGGCGATCCGGTAAGAATACGTTTGTACGCTGCACTCTGACCAAACTTAACCAAAGCTTTAGTCCGCTTGGCCTTGGGGTTCTTAATAGTTGTGCTCTCATCGACCGCAAGTAAGAAAGTCGAGCCGCGTGTAAAGAGATCCACATATTGAGAGACCTTCTTCGACGCTCCAAATCCTTCCACGTTGACCAGCAAGATGCGGAACTTATCACGCTTCTCAACCCCTTCGGATAGACGTTCTCTTTGAGCCTTGTTAGGGTTCGCACTCCACACATATATCTCAGGGTCAATGTCTTCTGGTAGATGAGTTGGTATTTCTGATACCTGCCAGTTTCGATAGACACCCTTCGGTGCAACAATGACTGCTGTGTCGATGAGCTTGTTGTCGTATAACCATGTAATGTTGTCGAGTAAAACTTTTGATTTACCACAGCCCATCTCCATAAAGTATCCGAAGTTCTTCTTGTTGTATGATTTCTCAAGGGCAACCCGTTGATGCTCATACGGCTTCGTTTTGTATCTAAACATTTACGGCCTCGGCAGTTTAACAACATTGTCTCTATGAAAACCTGTCAAAAGGATCTCAAGTTCTTCGTCATCTGCCGATGGAATAAACTCACGATATTTCTTTATCGCTTGTTCTAAATTTATTTTTCCGTCGCAGTACTGATCACATACATCAAACATTTGCTGTGTCTCAGGCGACATCTCCTCTTTAATTTCCTTCGTCATCATCCATTCCTCCAGCGAGAATCGCATACTTAGCATTCTCAAGGTAATATATAATCTCGGCAGGGTCAGGTTGGGTAGTCATCATCTTGATTGTCCCGTCCTCTGCTTCGCCCAAAATAACTACGTCCTTCAACATCTGTCCTGCGACCTCACACACCGTAGGCACGGGGTCTTTTTTGAACACAAGTTTACTGTGCAGATAAACCACATTATCTTTTGACATAATTAGCCCTGTAAAATTCTATGCCATGCGGCAAGAACATTAGTCACATGTTCTTCGCTCTGACCATCGTGATCAATCAGCCACTCTTGTATGACATTATCGACAGTGGTCACCGCTTCTTGCCACTTCATCCTCGGTTCTTTGGATGCGATTGTGACTTCATCTGGCATCAGATGTGTTTCCATATCAGACTCCTCGTTACTATCTGTTATCCTATCAGATATCATCCAACTGTCAACAATCTCAAGCCCACATATTGGACAAGCAATCCTTCCATCCATCTTGTTAAGAGACAAATTACCGGAACACTTGGGACAACGGCCTGCGTCCAACGGCATTTGCATATCATCAATGGTATCTTGGTTCATTATCCTCTTCCTCCTCTTTCCCAATAATGTTTTGATTAGCAACCATCATCGCCGCCGCCAGAATCTGAGTAGCTATGACGGGGCTTTTCCTGTTGCCCGTGATAGCCAGACACATGCCTGCGGACAGCAACAAATAGGCAGCGTAATCCTGATCCACTTCCAACTCACAGAGTGTGGTAATGGTGTCGCTGATAATTTCAGACGCGGCTTCAGCCAGCTTTTCATCCTGTATCTTCATGACTTTTCCTCTGTGTCTATAATTTCAAGATCACCTATCGAAAAACCCAAACTGTTCATCAGACCCGTGCGCCTACGCAACCTGTTCTCTGCTAACTCTTTGGCTTCTTCTTCGTCCACGGCTTTGACGAACTGGTCTTTGTAGAACTCAACGATTATACCGACCCTGTAGTACCTTTGATTTTTCTTTGACCCCGAACTTACGGTCTTTAATTTTGTCATTGTCATACACTTTCGTAAACAGTTTGAACCAACACTTCGGGCAGTAGTACCGCCCCTGCTCTACTACTATCGCCTGGGCGGTACACTCTGTGCAATAATAATCAGTCATACGGCTCTTCCCAGTCGTCCGTAAAGACACTGTCCAGATGTTTGATGATGTCGGGCGGCAAATAATTGCGTGGCTCTTCGTAGCCCAGTGGTTCAGGCACATGGTCTTTACATTCTCCATGCGTCATCTTCAGAACACGATCCTTGATCCTTTGTTCTACCTCTGGCAACCAGTCATCCAGATTGTGTCCATGTTCTTTGTCTTCTGGAAACAGGATGGACTTGCCGTCCTTCTTGATGTCAAGGATCATGTAATTGTGACAGCCCCATGTGTCCGTCACGACTTCATAGCCAAGGCTTTCAATCTCACCCTCGACCTCGTGCGTTCCGTTCCAGCCATCGCCATCACCGAACCCGAACTTTGAGAAGGCATCTTCCCATTCCCATGTAATGATTACTCTAGGCATCTTCTTTTTCCTTATCGTCAATGAGAGTTTGAATAGCTGATTGAAAGTTATCCCATGCGATACCATAGTTGGCATCAAAGCTGTTTGCTACAACGTGCAACACCTCTACCTTTTCATCTTCGGTCAGGGTCACTTGCATATCTTCACAGACCGACTCAACGTCCTCGATGAGCCAATCGTTTGAAATATATGGTGTGCCACCTTCTGTGTGTTTAATATGTGCCATTATCCGTTCTCCCGTATATCCAAATTAAACTCATGCCTTACCCTGTGATTTGCATCAACTAAATCATGCAAGTCGTACACAGTCACCGCTCTTATGCCACCCATGTCAGGGTAAATTGCTGTGTCTAACACACTGTCCAGCTTCCAGTATAAATCTTTAACGGCTTGCAACTGGTCATGCGACAGCGCACTAATGTTTTGCCTGCGCTGTTCGGCCTCCTGTTCACGCTTGTCCGCAAAATATTGGATACGCTCTTCTTGCGTCATGTTTTCAACTTTCTTGTGTCTGCCCATTTTAATACACTCCAAATAAAAATTCGTTGATTGTTTCGATGTCTTCCAACACCAGATAAAATCGATCACCCATGTGAATGGCTGTGCATTCTTGCTCCAAGTCTCCTGTCCTGACTGTCTTCGGGCGCAGAACAAACTGCCCGTCACCAAAATAAAACACGCACAGTTCTGTGTCCCGTAGGTCATAGCCACCGCCCCATGATTCAGCAACCAAGTGCAACGGCATACGCCTACGCTGTATGCGCTCAAATGATTTTTCAACTTCTGTCATTGCTGTCCTCCTCAAACGTGCCTTCAAACATGAAGCATTCATGCTTGCCTTGAATTAATGTGATCAACTTGTCCCTCACTGCCTCGTGCAGTGTATCTGGATCCGTGTCCCTCGGTGCTTTGACGCTGAGAATATTGTCCAGCGTAAAGTCAAAAGATATCATGTCAGACATAAATCAACTCCCCAAATAAACCACGTTGAATAATCTGGTCTGCAATCTCAGCATCGATGTCACCATAACAAACGTGATTTATGATGTGCCACGAGTCCAGCATATGAATGCCCTTGGTGATGATAGTCAGTGATGTACCATGTGCCACTTCGCTTTCAGCATCACCCCAACCATCACTGCCATGATGAACTACCACCGGAAAGTTTTGCATTATCTGCTTGCCGACCTTCAGGTCTTTGCCTTTCGTGTGGATGCCATCCAGCCAGTGATTACTGCCCCCTTCGAGTGCAGTGACCCAAATATTTTCGGCAGTGTCTGCCCACCATTCAAATGAGAACTGATGCGCTACCGTCAGGATTGGCGGTTCCAGCATACCTGTTGACTCTGTCCATTGTTGATTATTCATATCCACATTCCCTTCCATTCTGTGTCTTTTTCTTTCCACTGAATTTCAATGCCATTCTCTGGTGGCTTTTCCTGACTGTTCGACATGAAGTCCCAGCCAGAATTGTGATAGCTGTTGACTGCGATAATCTCACGGTCTAGCAGTTCGTAATACTTTTCCAATCTGTCGATAAACATTTTTAGATCACCCCACTTGATGTGGTCAGTCGGGTGGGTGGTGAACATGATGCCGTCACCCATCAGGTCACCATGCTCATTCGCCATGTCCATCTCTTCAATCATCAACTGTTTTAGTTTGCCCATCAGCTTGCCTCCGAATATGTCCGTAGCATCTCGCTGTGCCTCATGCTGGCAGTCTCCCACCAGTACTGAAGTTTTTCCTCATCGTCATAGCGGTTGTCAAAAATCTTTACATACATTTCTTTATCGTAATCATCCCAACTGATGATGTAGTAGAAGTCGCACCAATGGTAATCATCCATCAGCATGGGAATAGACGTGGCCTCAAAGTTTGGTAGCAGTCGAACCTCACCACCTTTGGGGTTTTTGTTTGCGGCAACAAACGCCGCCGCAAACTCATCAGCTTCCCACCTTGGCAAAGGCCAAGCATAGTCTTTGGCATCCTCAATGTGCGCCGCCGCACCCTGTGGGTATCCATCATAATGTTTGTAGACACCGTAATAACGATCATCGTCATGGCGATCTTCGAAAAAATATACCGCTCTTGTACCCATTAGCTTACCCTCCAGCCTTCTTCATCCAGAAGGCATAAAATGTTATCCATGTACCTTGGTTCGATGACCAAGGAACGACCAAAGAATTGCCACTCAACACCAGACTCATACGCATCATTAGATGTTTGTGTCAGCCACTGAGCCGCATCATCATTCATAGGCTGAACCAAAACGATTGACCCTTCGTTGATGAACTTAAAGTCTCCGTCCTCGATCCACGAACCTATGTCCTGTATTCTTTGCGCTTCTGTTGTCATATCACTTTTCCTCCGATATAATAACGTAACTCATAAGACCATATTATAAGACCACATGGGATAGTCAAGCATAAAATGCACATTACTATAAAGTTTTTTCCGCCCTTTAATTTTTTATAAAAATTTTTGAAATTAGGCGTAACAGACGTAACAGCGTAACAAAGCCATACACAGCAACGATTACAGCTGTTACACTTGTGACACGTTGTTACACTTTTAAGTCGGCACGGGAGTTGATTTTGAAATCTGAAAACAAAAAACCCACAGAAAACACTATAGGCAAGGTCGGCAGACCAGCAGGATTGACAGAACGTCAAAAGACTTTTGCCAAGTTTTATGTCGAGGGTAGGCACAGCAACGCTGAGTGTGCAAGGCTGGCAGGGTACGCAGAAAAATCTGCCAGAATACAGGCCAGCAAATTTCTCAACGGCACAGACTTTCCAGAAGTTGTCGAACTGATAAAAGAACTCAGACAGGCGGCTGAAAGAAAATATGGCGTGACCCTGATGCATCAGCTTAAACGTCTGGACGAACTGTCGAGGGGTGCGGAAGAAGCAGGGCAATACTCTGCCGCAATCAACGCTGAGAAAATCCGCTCCGCTCTGGGCGGTCTTACTATTGACAGGCGTGAACAACAACACATCCATCAGCTTGACAACATGAGTAAACAGGACATTGTTGCCCGTCTCGCTGAACTGCGGAAGTCATACCCACACGCATTCATTGAAGGGGAAATAGCAGATGCCAAAGTCATTGAACACAGAGAGGAAACTGTGGCTGTCTTTGAAGAAGTCCCTGCCGAAAAAAACCCATTGCCAACGGATTGAAAACCGTGTTTCAGAGGGGATGCCAGACTGTTATCTGTGCATCGATGGCGTACCCGTATGGGTTGAATTAAAAATAACAAAAAATAACGCAATCGAGATACAACCCTCACAGATTGCATGGCATACCAGCCATTCTCGCTGTGGTGGCGTAAGTTTTTTTCTTGCTTACAGCCCCACGGAGGGACTTGCTTTTTTATTTGACGGGGGTCTTGCGGCCCAGATCCAAGGTGCGCGGTTCGATGACCTGCGGCCTGCGGCCTTATTCTCTGGTGATCTAGATTCCTGCGCCTTGAACCTGCGGCCTGCGGCCTGCGACCTCTGGTCTTTATAAAAGAGTGGGCCACCTGCGTCCTGCGCCTGCGGCCCATAGTTATTGGAGAATCTAAAATGATCATGATCAGAATAAGGAATGCCCAGACTGTTGTCAATAATCAGTCTGGGCGACAAGGTTAATTAAATTCATAGCCTGCGGCATCTAAAATTGACCAGTACTGGTCAAATGTGTAGACGGCGTTGTCTGTTTCGACTTCCATTGGATAACATCCAAACTGCTGCCAATGGTCTCTAATAAAATCTGCTATTTGTTCCGCTTCCATTAATCTTGTTCCTAGTGTTTGGGATATGAAACTGTTTTGACGGCAGGCGACCAGCAAGCGCGGCAGTCGCCACAGTAACCAAGGTCAATCTTGCCTATCTGTTTTTCTTTCTTGGCGGTTTCGTATTCGTCATGTGATATCATCTGACCGTTCTTTTTTGTCCGGTAAGCTTCACACAGTTTGCCAATTGACGCGGCCTTGTCTGTTATAACCGCGCTTGAATTTTCCCAATCTTTAGGCGGGGCTTTGTCTACCATTGTTGCGCTATATCTTACTACAGCGTTGTCCGGCAAGCTTTCCATTTTTAAAGCTTCCTGCCAAAGCTTGCGTTCTTTGGTTGGTATCCAGTGTTTTTTATTCGGTGTTAACCTGCAAACTGCGATTATTTTTAAGCAATGTGCGACGCTGTGAACGTCGCCAGAATCGAACCAGCGATGTTCTGTTGCGCGTCGCTTGTTTAATTCTGCAACCATTGTGGAAACAAACTCTGAAGAGTTTAACAAGTCCAGTCTGTATTCCATAGCGTTCTGAACTATAGGCCATATGTACGCGCCTTTTAATGCGTAGCAGTCATAACAGACTGAGCCGGGAATCTTTGCAAGTTTTGCGCCAGTAACGCAACGTTGCGCGGGGACTGAAAAACTAGTCCCCGGCATTTTTGACGGTTTAGAAAGTATTGCAACCATTTTTATTCTCCTATTGTTATGGTCTCTTTATTGTATGGGATATTCCCACATGATGCAAGCCTTAATCCTGCGGCCTGCGGCCTTGTTCTTTTGTGTAATCCTGCGACCTGCGACCTGCGACCCCGCGCTTTATATATATGAAAAAAAATTTTTTAAAACGAAACCGGGCCAGCTTGCGCTGGCCCAGTACGGGAGAAACTCTCTAATCCCTGCCGACGTTAAACAGGATTTTGCAATCCTCATCCATGAAGAATGTCACCTCATGGTTTTCTGTCTTTACAATTAACAGCCTTGTTCTGTTTTCGCTGTCCTTGTTTAACCATTCGGTTGAAATAGTGACGTCGTTACCGTCGGTATGAATTGATTGTGATGATGATGACATTATACAATTTCCTTATCATATGGTTGGATTAGCTCATCTGCTTGGCTCTCTATGTTGGCCAGCTCATCTGCCCATTCGGCAATTAGCTCTGACAATTCTTCGTGAGCTTCGTTCATAGGTTTCCAAACACCACCGCTATGCTGTAGGTCTTGGGATATTTCCTCTGCTAAGTTTCTGGCTTCGCAGATTGAGCTAGCAAGTTTTCTCGCCTGCTTGATTAAGGTTGCATTCAACATTTTTTATTCTCCTAATGTTGTTACCCATTTTGGGTAGTTATCCCCATAGGTGGGGCTTGGGTTCAGTATATGGGATAATCTTATAAAGGTCAAGAGCTGCTTCGACGCTGCGTTGATGTGGTACTATGTTACCGCACCTGCGACCTGCGGCCCCGCGCTTTATATATCTAGTCCTGCGACCTGCGACCTAGGGGGCAGGCCCCCGCCTGAACGAAAAGAAAAGGGGGCCGCAGCCCCCAGTCCCTTACCACCTCCCTGCTTTGATTGCGAATGCAATCCCTGTTGCTAAGATTACAGATCCCATGACTATAAACTCTATAGCCAATAGCGGAAACTCATCACGTCCCCACAGGTCTGCTCCGGTGAACAGCAGGGTTGCCCCTGCTGCTCCGAATATCACTGACATTACTCCCCAGAACATTCGTCTCTCCGTTGCCATGCCCAGTCTGAGACCTTGCCTTCATACAGTCCCTTCAACCATTTTGCTTGGCCTACGTTCGAGGCATTAGTGTGAAGGCCGATCATCTGTGTTATGAACTCTCGGTCTTCAAGGGGATGATAGTCTTTTCCATCTGGTCTGTGCTCTCCGTTTATCCAAAAAAGAGGACCGTGGACCAACCGCAAGAACCGTGCTCTGTCACACCATTCATCAACGGTAGCCTTTTTTATCTGGCCTATACCAATAGCCATAGTCCAATCAATGACCGTGTATTTATAGCTAGGTAGATCTTCCCAGCCTTTGACGGATTCTGCATTCCAATTTAATGACATTGTATTACCTTTCTGGGGGGCCGCAGCCCCCCTGTTGGTGTTTGGATTATTTAAGGCGAATAATCATCTGTTGGTTTTTCTGGACTTTGTTCGCCTCGAACCAGTCGTCGCCAACCTCTGCTTTCCATGTAGCAGCAGGGACGTAATATTCTGGCTTTGGTGTTTCGAGAGTGAAAGCATCTGAATGAACGCCAGAACGAATTTCTGCTTCAAAAGCAGCTCTTGCTTTCTTGGCTTCTTTCTCGGCTAAGAGCAGGCTAGCGTATTTTGCTTGCTTGTTCTTTGTTACGGTCATTGGGCGACCGACTGGCTTTTTGATTGCTTTTGTCATTTTATTCTCCATTTTGTTAATGACGTTATATCTAAGATATAATCATACCATCCCATATAGTCAAGAGCTAAATGTAAATTAATTTGGTTGTATACAATTTTTTTTTACAACCTATGGTTCACAACCCCCCCCCCAGTCTGGGGGTTACTTGCAAAATTATCTGTTCACGTTTTGTTCCAAGCAGCCCCCCCTCCCCTAATATTGGGGGGACGGTCAGCAGTACAGTCGTGTCGTGTCGTTGGGTTGATAAATTCATTGGCATATATTATCGTTCGGGTATGGAGAACACAGCCAGCCTAGAACTACTGCCCGACGACGTGCTCAAGGAAATCTACCTGCTTGAGGAGCAGGCGAAACGTCTTGAGATGCGCGACAAAGCGCAAGAAGACTTCATGTCGTACGTCCACCATGTCTATGAGAACTTCATAGAGGGGACCCATCATAGAATCATAGCTGAAAAGCTGGAGCGTATCGCAAACGGTGATTTAAAAAGACTGATTGTGAATATGCCACCCCGACATTCTAAATCAGAATTTGCATCCTATCTCATGCCGTCCTGGTTCTTGGGCAGAAATCCCAAGCTAAAAATCATTCAGGCTACCATGAATACCGAACTTGCTGTAAGATTCGGGAGAAAGGTCCGAGACCTGATCGCCGACCCGGTATATCGGGAGGTCTTTCCCAACACGGACCTTAAACAGGATAGCCAAGCTGCTGGTCGGTGGGAGACTAGCGTCGGCGGGGAATATTTCGCAGCAGGGGTGGGAGCGGCGATGACTGGTCGTGGCGCAGACTTGCTTATCATCGATGACCCACACTCGGAACAAGATGCTTTGTCCACGACTGCTTACGATAATGCGTATGAGTGGTACACTTCGGGTCCTAGACAGAGACTCCAGCCGGGTGGCAGCATAATTATTGTCCAGACTCGGTGGTCAAAGAAGGATATCACGGGCAGGTTACTGTCTGCACAGGCCAAAGATGTAATGGCTGACCAGTGGGAAGTTGTAGAATTTCCTGCGATTATGCCGTCGGGGGAACCATTATGGCCTGAATTTTGGAAAAAGGACGAGCTTCTCAAGGTCAAAGCTTCGCTGTCCGTGGGCAAATGGAATGCGCAGTGGCAACAAAATCCTACGTCCGAAGAAACCGCGATGGTCAAGCGGGAATGGTGGAACGAGTGGGAAGAAGACGATATCCCTGATTTAGACTACATAATACAGTCGTATGACACCGCGTATTCAAAGAAAGAAACCGCTGACTACTCTGCTATTACAACATGGGGCGTGTTTCGTCCGTACAAGAATTCAGAAGAACATCTGATATTGCTGGATGCAAAGAAGGGTCGGTGGAATTTTCCAGAACTTAAAACCATAGCGCGAGAAGAGTTTGAGTATTGGGACCCAGAGTTGATGTTGATTGAGGCAAAAGCGTCTGGTCAACCATTGGCTGATGAAATGCGGTTACTGAACCTCCCGGTTGCAACCTTTGCCCCCGGTCGCCGGAAGGGTGGGGGAGGTCTGGACAAGACAGCGCGTATGCATATTGTTTCTCCTATTTTTGAATCTGGCAAAGTGTGGTATCCTGTTGGAGAAAAATTTGCCGACGAAGTCATAGAAGAGGTTGCATCATTTCCTAATGGCGACCATGATGACTTTTGTGATAGTATGACAATGGCATTGATGCGCTTTCGCCAAGGCGGGTTTGTCAGGCTTGATGGCGAAGAGTTTGAGGACGATTACGTTCCAAGAAAGCGGGAATACTACTAATGGCTGAAACCGCCAAAGATTTGGTTAAGAAGGACCTGAAGGAAAAGAAACTTAAGGTCCCAGAGCTAGACGAAAAGACCAAGAAGCATCTTGAGCAGATGTCTTTTCTTGAGTTACGAGCAAAGGCTGATCCATATGTTCGAGATAATCCGTCGGCTAGACTTGCTCTGGATTTATTAGAACGTGGTATTAAGATTGACGGTATCGGAGCAGGGGAAATCCTCGCTGGCATGAGAACTGGTCCTGAAGGTTTTGACACCTATACAAGCAAAGGTTTTTCTGGATTGTTGCTGCCGTCTGAAGATTACCGTCAGACGAGAGCACCAGGTTTTCTTCCGTTTACAACGACGGCAACCATAGGAAGAAAAGCTCCTGGTTTTGAAGAAGTTTTACAGAAGCAAGGAATTGAGTCACTTCTTCCTCCAGAAAAGGGAAGTACTGTTTATTATGACACGGGTTATGCTCCTGAACCTGATGGCACTTTTTCGTCAGGAAGAACTAAATACGATACAAAAACAGCCCAAGGAAAAGCTATGACTGTTTTGGCGGAGGAGCTTTCTCATCTTGGTATGCGTTATCTTCAAAAAGAAAAAGATCAGTTTACTCGCATGCCTATAGATGAAGAAGAGACAATGATGAATTATCAGCAGGGACGCGCTGCTGCTAAACAAGGCGTTTTTGCTGCGCCTATTTCTAAGGATGACTATAGTTTTTATCAACGACCAGGTGTCGAGGACGAAGAAGATAAATTTAAGGCAGTGGACAAAGCGGCGGAACAGGCGTTGAAGGAAAGAGGTATCAGCATGAAACCTGTTGAGCCTACAAAACCTGTTGACCCCACAATGATGGAACGATTACTAGGGATGTTTAACTAATGGCACTACCACCAACAGCAGTAGAAATGGCTATGGGTCCAGGCGGTCCGGCTATGACAGCAGAAGAACAAATGACCGAGGTCCAAGTACCAACAGGCGAGATGCTTCCAGAGGGTATCATGCTTGCAGGTGATGAGGAGATGGTTGAGGTTCAGACAGAAGTTTACAATCACAATGCGAACTTGGCTGAAGTATTAGACGACTCGATCCTTGGATCTTTGTCCTCGGACCTTGGTGGTAAGGTA